TCACTTGGCATGCCTCCGATCCAGTTCACGCTGAGCGTCAAGCTCGTTCGTGTTGTTGTCGTTGATCGGTGCCAAAGCGCCGCCTGGGCCATAGCTCCAGAACCACTCCTCAGCGGCCTCTCGGCTGACGACAGGTGCGCGACACCAGCTCTTGCCAGCGTGTATTAGGCGTACCGAGGCTTCCGAGATATCAAACAGCAGCGCCAGTTCGCGAGGCTTCGCGAACCCTTTCAGCGCTCGGATGCAGCCTGCTGTCCATTCGTGCAGCTTTGCCCACGAACACCGAGAACCGAACGGCTTCGTGCCGTGCAGGAAGGCATCAGCGACGTTTTCTGAATCGGTACCGTAGCGGAGGTTCGTGGCGGCATTGTTGTGCGGTACCCCGTCGTTGTGGAGCACCATCATGCCGACAGGTCGTGGCCCTATGAATGCCTCTGCGACCATCCATTGGATAGGCACCATGCGTCTTTCAAGATTCACCATGAGATATCCGAACGGATGGCGTCCGGGGCGAAGAATGCGGCCTTTCCTGAATTGCTTCATCAGGCCATCGGGGTTGGCCCCCTTGCCACAACGGCGAAGGATGTATCCGTCAAGGCTACGAACGCGTCCGAGATCGCTGACCTCATAATCGCCTTCACGCCCGACTACAGGTTTCCAGACTTCGGCCATACTCACGCCCCCTTCGCAGCTTTGATCGCGGCCTCAAGTTCCTGCGCCTTCGCGGTATCCGTGGCGTCCAAAAGCTTAAAGCGAGCCACTTCCTTGCGATCACTCTCGATGGCCGCGATCTGGTCAGGACGCAGGAACGGCAGGTCATCGATCAGCTTGTCGGCCCACTGGATGACATCAAAGGTCGTAGAGGATTCACTCGAAGAGGTGTCGCCCGCGCCTGACGGGGGTGGGGTATCAGGCGCGGGCTGTTCCGACGCGGTTTCGGAGGGAGAGATGGCCGCGTCGAAATCTGGAATGTGGTCGTCTACGAGGCCGTTGGCGTTGAAGCCTTCAGCCGGTGCCGTTGACGGGGCAGCAAGCCGAGCGGCGAGATTGGGCGATCCCAACTGCGTACGGCCTGCCTTGAAATCATAGTCTTCGTCTACGCTTTCGATGACTGCCTGTAGGTCGGTAGACATAGGTAGTCGTTTCGATAGGCGGCGGATGACGGTTTTCTTCGCCATCTCTGCCCACCATGCCACCCATGGGCCATTGTTTTTAGAGCGCGAAACGTCGCGGACCTGATTGATATCGGCCACAGACATGACTTCGCGATAGATGCCGCCATCTTTGGTTTTGGCGACGGCATATGCTGCGATAGCTTCGCCACGATCAGCGCCAAGATGTGGGCTATGTTCGATGCTTTCGTTGTCGCCCAGAAGGTAGCGGAAGTTGTCGCGCTCATAGACGACATGGGCAGCAATCGACAGCAACTCGCCCGAGCGACGAACCTTGGACAGGATGCCTGCCACCATCGGCATGTATTGAGCTTGCTTGCCGAAAATCACCAGGGCAGCTTCACGGCCATCAGGCAGGAGGCCGTCTTGGGCGCATTTCATGCTGGCTTGCAGGAGTGACTTCTGTTCGACGTTCAGCAGGGCAGGCGTGGCTTGAACGGCAGTCACCAGCACGCGGATGAAGCGATCAACACTCACATGCGGGGGCAAGGCCACTTCGAACTGCGGCTTCATGCTTTCCAGATCGGCGCGGAACGCATTGATTGGCGCGATTTGGCGCTGGGTCTGAACTTGGGTTACAGCGTTCATCACGCTGCCTCCTTCTTAAGCGTCGGAAGCGGGGCCAGAACCTGCTCAATGACTTCAAGTTTGGCTTTGATGGTGGCGATGCGTTCGCGTGCGCCATCTTGATAAACGCCGGTTCCGCAACCGCGTGACAGGCACAAGTCACCGACCATTTGTGCCGCCTCTTGTGCAATGCTGCCTGCCGCAACTTCGGCGGTGATAATGTCTGGCTTTTGTTGCATCACGCAGCCTCTTCGGTTTGATGGTTGTCGTTGTTTGCGGCTACTTCCAGCCGGTCATCGATGCGCTTGGCGGCCCACGCAGGGAGCATCAGGTATTCGCCGTCGCTGCGGTCACCGCCTGGGCCGTGCCAGTTGCCGGTTTCGACAGCGCGAGCAAACTGGTTGATGGCGACGCGAAGCTGCTGACGGCCACGGTCCAGATCGGCACCGGTCAGCACGGTCACACGGACACAGTGTGGTGGCGCTTTCTCCACCCAGACCAGCGCGAACTCTTCCATTGGCCGACCGAGCAGAACCTCAGACGCCATGCCTGCCAGTGCGGCTTGCATGTGGTAGCCGAAGTTTGCGAGCGAGCGGTCCAAGCTGTCGTTGGTCACGCTGTCGGTTGTCTTGAGGTCCGCAAACAAACCCGAATGGCTCGGGATGTTGTCAGGCCGAGACTTCAACCAGACACCGGTGAGCGGGTCTTTGAAGATCAGCGACCGTTCGCAAAAGCCGTCGAGGATACCCAAGCGGCCGCCGGTGGATTTTACCAGCGGATGCGCGGCCAGACTACGAGCCATGCCGGTGATCTGCTCCAACTCGCCATCGGTGATGACGGTCTTGCCCAGCTTCAGTTGAACCCTGCGCCATTCCTGCGCATCAACCGTGCGCCAGTCCTTCCACTTGTCAGGGCGCACGACGAACTCTTCATCGAAGCCCTTGCGCCCCATGTAGATCAGGTGGTGCGCAGCGCGACCGATGGAGAAGTGCGGGCGCTCCTTCGGTTCAGGGCGGTTCGGATTGTAGGGGCTGTCATACCAGTAGTGGGCTGGAGATTGGTTCCAGATGGTTCGCAGACCCGACGAGCTGATGGACGGGGCATCGCAGCAGTCGCCGTGATAAACCGACATCGGAAGGTTGTAGATGCCCGCGTCGGTGATCTTGCCACCTTCGGGCAAGGGCAGAGGGTTTTGAAGGGTCATTTCAACAGGCCCATAAGTTCGATGGTCGACCACCACATGCCGATCACAGCAGCGAGGAGGATCAGCCCCTTGGTCAGATCGCCAAGGGCGCGGCGTGCGGGGCGGTCATTGCGTCGGCGCTTGGCCTTGGCCGCTTTTTGCTCAGCCTCATGGGCTTGGCGCTGGAGCCAGTTGCAGACCCGTTCGGCGTGACGGTTACGGACCGCCGACCATTCAGGGTGGTAGACAATGCCGAGCGGGTGAGGGCGCATGTCGATGTCGCGGAGGGTCAATGGTATTCCCTCCGAGCGTCAGCGGCTTTTTCGCGTCGATATGCTTCCTCTTCGGCAGCGGCGGCCAGCAGGTCAGCGTTGCGCCGACCGCATTCGAACTCGCAAACGACCGCATCGACCGTCGGGCGATCACCAGACACTGGCGGCCTCCCATTGATGGCCTCCACGCGAATGTCATCAACCTCGGCGGGTTCAGCGGGCAAACCGCCGTGGTCATAGGCTGGCGGCGCTTCCGGGCGACCTGCGTGGACGACATAGCTAACGGTCACATCGATTTCGTTGTAATCAGCCTGGCCATCGGTGCCGAATGAAACGCAGGTCGAGAAGGTGTAGCGGGTCATCACACGCACCTCGCGGTCGGAGATTGGGCCGGGCGCTCGCCGTTTGCTTTGGCGAGGGCGTCTTCAATGCGCTTGCGGCAGGAGGCATTCGGATACGCGTCCCAGCGCAACACCTCCTCCAGCGCCTCCTTCATTTCAGGAGCGGCGGCGATGAGGCGGGCGTTGGCTGGCGCATCTGGCCCACTACCCACGCACACCGAAAGGTAGGAGTCATCGCCGACCCATCCGGAGCCGTGACCGGCCACAGGCATCACCCAATAAGTCCCACCTTCGGGGTTGGGCCGACCATCATCACCATGCCGGACGACCTCCCAAGGCCCCAGCGTGTGCTTGCTCTCACCCATCACGCAGCCCTCGACATGGCTACGGGTGATTGCGGGCCGTTGCTTTCGGCTTCGCGGATGGCCCTGACGAGATCGAGAAGCTCGTTCTCATGGTATTCGCCAAACGGAGCCTCAGCATCGATGGCCGCATTGGCTGTTGTCGGGATCATGGCGCGGGCATGCTCAATCGTCAGCCAGCGTCGCGATGAACGATGCAGGATACGATCGCCCTCAACCACGAAAGCCTTCAGGCGAGTTGGCGGCACATCTTCCGAACCGATAACGCCAGCAAAGCGGGCCATGATCGGAGGCAGGACATCGGAGACACGACGCATCACGCGGCCTCCTTCTGCGCATTGGCATGGTCATGCAGTTCGGCGGCAATCGCGGCCTTTAGGATCGCGCCGCCTTCCCATTCCAGACCGGCCATGCAGAGGCCATCACAGATATGCTCGACGCCTTCTGCGGCCAAATCAGTTGAGCCGTACTTTGCGAAGAAATGAGCGGCATCGCGGCCCAAGGCTTCGATTTTATCTGCGCCTTCTTCTGCCTCTTGGCGGGTCGCAAGGTTTGGCTCGTAGTTATCGAGCGCGACAGTGACGTAATCCGCCTTGGCGCTTTGCAGGACCAGACGAGGCGAGCGAGTGACTGGTGGAATGAAGCTGTCGACCAGCCCTTGGAAGATCGGGTGTAGCGACATCACGCGGCCTCCAGAACAGCATGAGCCGCACGCACCAGTTGGCGTTGCAGTTCAGCCATGCGTTCCAGCTCGGCCAGCATTTCGGCGCGAAGGTTGCGGGGTTTGGTTTTGGACTGAGTTGACATTGCATCTCTCCGTTCGATGGAGGGAACGTGCATGAAATGCACATTTAATGTCAATGATAAAAGTGCATGTAATGCACATTATTAGATGCGACCGTTTTTGGTGTCGGTCGCGTATACCTGTCAAACCTCTATGTTATGAATGCTCAGGCGGAACAGGGAGGGCACTTTGTCAGGCAATGATTTAGATCGCGAAATCGAGGAACTAACTGGTCAGCTGGAGAGATTGAAGGCCAAGAAAGCAGCGCGAGAATCTTCGGCCCCAACTTTTGACGCAGAAGAGCCGATCATTCGAGGAGATGCGAGGCGCAGGAAGCCTAAAAACTCAGGACTTCAACAATACCTATGGATTGGGGGAGGGGCGGTCCTGATTTTGGCTATGGCGGCCATGTGCACTAAACCATCGGTAGAAATCACAGAACCTGCTACTTCATCGCCATATGCGCCTGAGTATAAGGCACTAGATTTGCCCCCTCCGACTTCGTGGTCTTATAGGTCACGGAAGGACGAGATGACGGATAAGCAAACTGAATTTGCCTGTACCACTTCGACCACTCAAGTGCGCTTGGATTGGCCTTATTCCGACGTCTCTGCTGATTTGTGCATTAGGCAATCACCACAACACGGCCTTGATGTGTACCTACAGCTCAACGGTGAAGGTCAGATTTTGTGCCGCTCGTATGATGGATGCACGGTTAGCATTCGGTTTGGAGACAAAGCCCCTCAAGGGTTTTCGGCTACGGGGGCGTCTGACAACTCTTCAAACATCATCTTTGTCAGCAATGCCTCACGTTTCGTCCAAAATGTTAAAGGGGCTGAAACGACCAAGATACAGATCGAGCTGTATCAGGCTGGATCTCAGGTGGTGGAGTTTGACACCAAGGATCTCGTTTGGCCTCGACCGACAACTGAATGAACGAAACAACGGCGGCTCACACGGGCCGCCGTTTGCATTCCGCCAAACAACAACTGACAGACCGTTATTACGCCTGTAATGTGAAACAAGGTAGCCGCCTCCGCACTCGGTTCAACCTGTCTCCTGTGAACGTGCTGGGCCTGATCGGGAGCGTTGAGGTGGCTGCCACCTTGTTTGCATTTCCAGCGGCGTGTGTCTGAATAGCTGACCATGTGATCTGGAGGATGCCACCATGACCCTGACCGGACCCCAAGCCCGCGCCGCACGCGCACTGGTGCAATGGCCGCGAGAGCATGTGGCGAAGAAGGCTGGTGTTGGGCTGGACACTCTGGCCGCGTTCGAGCGCGAGGGTGTCGATCCGGGCGATGATGCCAAGGAGCGTGTTCAGGCCGCGCTGGAAGAGGGTGGGGCGGTGTTCCTGACCGAAGCTGATGGCGGCATCGGCGTGCGCCTCAAGTTCACCAGACAGGAAGTGCGATCGATCCGCCGGATGGAGAACGAGGGCGGGCCGGTGGGGGATGATGACGTTTAGAGCAAACTATAACCCCCGCCGAATATGGCGGGGATCTCTTTATCCGGCGGGATCGGGCTTTGGCTTATTGCCGTCAGGGTACTGGCGCTGCTGACGCACGTTAGACGTTTCCGATAGGTAGCTCGAGCTATCAGCGTGGCCGGTATTGGGCTGGCGTTCGTCTTGTACTGGCTGACTGTGTGGCAGGCTTTCTGATCCAGCGACCGAAACATCGTGGTTGCCCATCGCAGGGTCGCTGTGGCGTTCTTCCTGTCTCACAGGCGGGGCACTGATATTCACCTGCCCAACGCCGCGTGTGTCTTCCCCAGCAGCGCCGTTGGATAGCATTTCCGTACCAATTTTTGTCGGGTTGCCGTTGCCGTCGACCAAGACGTCTTTGGCTAGATCCGGCGCATGGTCGACTTTACCCGGAATGTGCCTTTTGTGGCCTTTGGGGTCGCTGTATGTGCCTGACATTGCAATCTCCTTTATAAGGGGAATGCTGTGGCTGACTGGAGTGTTCCCAAGGGTGGGGAGGGGAACACCCTAGCTTTGGACCCGTTGTCTATCCCGAACAAAGGAGAGAGACATGCTTAAGTGGGCTTTGATTTTCGCAGTTATCGCCATTGTTGCCGCCCTATTGGGCTTTGGCGGTGTCGCAGGTGCCGCAGCTGGCATCGCGAAGTTTCTGGCCGTTCTGGCCTTGATCGTATTCCTGATCTTCTTGGTGATGGGCATTGTGGTCGGGAAGAAAATCACCTGATCCGGATATGACAAAGGCGGCCTTAGCGGGCCGCCTTATGTGTTTTGTGCACCATATCTGGCAGTAACTTTGGTGAGGTTGTGGATAACCTCGCCCCTGCATTCCCATGCATTGGATGAATCTCGAATCAATGGCAATTGTGATGTTGCCAATCCGTTCTTGGATTCGCACGTGCCCAAAGGTGCGGTAGCCGGCGGAGGGGAGACGTTCTCAGGCGATCCCTCCGCCCACCAAAGGTAACGCTTTATGCATACCAAAGACCCGAACGTCCAGAAAAAAGCCGCAGCGAACGACAATCCATTCCCAATGGTTCGCGAGCAACCCATACGAGCTAATACCGAGGGACTCGTATGCCTAAACGATATCTGGCGTGCCGCTGGGCAGCCAGTGAACAGCGAGCCATCAGATTGGCGAGCTTTACCGTCCACGAATGGTTTGTTGAGAGCCATGAGCCAATCCCCCGAAAAATTCGGGGGAATGATTGATACAATCTGGATAGTAGGAAAAGGCGGCAAAGGCGGAGGAACTTTCGCTTATCCGCACTTGGCTCTAAGTTATGCTGAGTATCTGAGCCCCGATCTGGCACTTGAAGTTAAAGACGTTTTCCTACGCTTCAAGTTCGCTGACGTCACACTCGCTGATGACGTGTTAGAGCGTGCTACTCCTGAAGCAAATGAATGGGCGGCTATCCGTGCCCTCGGAAGATCACAGCGCCGGCGTTTTACCGACTGCCTTCGGGATCATGGCGTGACGGGAAAAGATTACGGGCACTGCACTGATAGTGCTTACCGCGGTTTATTTGGAAAGAGCGCGAAGGATCTGAAAATTGAAAAGGGGCTCGCGCAATCCAAGAGCCTTAGAGATTCCATGTCAGCCGATGAACTCACTTTTGTCATGGCTACTGAGGCTCTGGCCCGTGAGCGGATAACTGAAGAAAGAAGCGATGGTGGTGAAGAGTGTAGGGCTGCAACATTGAGGTCTGCCCAACATCTTCGAAGGGCAATCGAATTGGATCGTGCTGATCGTAAGGGCCGCAATGTTGCAGCTAACGAAAATCGAGACCCTAACCTCGCAGCGTAAATCTCAAGGGGAGGCTTCGGCCTCCCCATACTTCAATCAGCACAGCTGCCGAAACCAACACATCGTCTCCAGCGGAGATGGCACCAATTATCTGCTATCGTGGATTGTAAAAGTCATCGGACCTGTATGAATTTCGACCGTATTCATCCTCAAGACGCCTTAGGCGATCTTCAATGCGGTGAGCTGCGTCCATAGCTTTACTGGCACGCTTGTGGGTGTCCATAAGCAAGCTCAGCACTGCGAGAGCTACTAAGAATTCGGGCCAGCCCCAATCATAAATCATAAACCTTCCCCTCCCTGGAACTGCGAAAGTTGTAGCTAAAAAAGCTTACGACTACCGCCCTAAGCCCGCCGCGTGATCCACCGGATGCGGCCGATGATGCAAATCTAATCGGCGAACGGATCCTTTGTGATGTGATCGACGCGGGCCTCACGGGCGCGGCGAGCATCTTCGCGGCGTTTGACGTCAGAGACGCAGCGGCGCAGGCTCGACACTGCATCAGAGGAACCTGTCAGTCCTGCCTGAAGTACTAGGCTTAAGCTGTCTGACTTAAACTCTTCTCCTTCGGGGGGAATGTCCGCCATATAGATGTTTAGCGATTTACCGCTTGCGAAAGCTTGAAGGAATTCTTGCCTTCTATCATCTGGGATGGAAGCCACTAAGCCGGGGCGGGTAGTTGTGGCTATGCCAGCAAGGCTGAAGATTTGGTTGGGCTGATTGGTGTTGATTATGCTGAGGCCGAGTAACTTTATGGCGTCAGGTGCGGGGCGAGACCAACCGTATGACGTAGCCGATACTGCAAGTTCACCATCTGTTGCGAGCTCGACTTGAACATAGATAGTGGAGCGACCAGCTAGTTCCCAATCGCCTGTTAAAGCGCAGCCTTCGACATTGTTCATTTCCCTGACATCAAAATATCGGGTGTCGTAATCGGGTGGGGTCAACGCCATGACGAGCGCGACGACGGGTAAGATGCTCATTGCTTGTCCGTTTGGTTGGAAGCTACGTCACGCTCTGCGTGTAATCCAGCGGATGCGGCCGATTGATTGGCCGACGTGAATGTTAAATCACCGAGGCCGAATTTCTGTGACCTTCGCAGCCCACAACACCGCAGCATTGAAAATGGGCGGCTCAGCTGAGTTGGACAGTAGGTGGAAGCGCCCACTATCGCCGGGCATGATCTGCTTCACGACTACGCGGCCATCTTCCAGACCAGCCACACAAAGCTTGCCGTGAAGCTCAGGCGTGATTGGGGAGTGGACGTTGTCGTAGAAGATCAAGGCATGATCAAAGAGCGGGCCTAAGCTTACCCCATGAATCTCTGCCGCTACTGTAGTTGGTTTTGTATCTCTCGGCGGCAACACGTAGTCGAACGGCCCCTGTCCCTGATCGTAAAGCGCCAGCTCGGCCCCCGCAGAAACGTAGCCGACGACTGGGACAGTTTCGGACGTAGGAGGCGCATAGCCCTCGTCAGAAGGGTCGCGCAACAGGTCGCTAGGATCAATCCCAAATAGATCTGCAAGGCGGGCGACATACTGCTCACGCAGTTCAACGCCGCCGCGCTCGATCTTTCCGTAGTTCTGGCCGGTCATGCCTAGGGCATCGCCGACCTGATCCAGCGTCATGCCGAGGTGCTTCCTCCAAGGCTTTAGCTTGTAGGGCGATTCAGCGAGAGTCTTGGGTTTGCGGGCCATATGCCTACAAGCCGCATAAGTGCATAACTTGCCAGCGCATGATATGCACATTTGGCTTGACTGTTGATGTGCATATCATGCACTTTGTAGCCATGACTAAGCTCGACCAATGGCTAGGCGATAAGCGAGACGATAGCTGGCTGGCTGAAAAGCTGGGGTGCAGTCGCTCGCAGGCATCACGCATTCGTCGCGGAAAATCATGCCCTTCACTGGAAACGGCAGTCGCAATTGAGCGGCTGACTAAGGGCAAGGTTCGTCCTGCTGACTTGTTGGGCAAAGCAGTGATCGAGCAGCCCGCCAACGACAACCCCTCTGTCGAGAAGGCGGCTTGAAATGCTGTCATCGGGGGAGCTTTCGCGTGCGAGGACCAACGCTCTGGCCAATGCCGGAACGGTTTACGGTCTCGTCCTGCGGATCAATGAGCTGGCCGTTCAGGGCAACCAGACTGAGGTGGCTCGCGGACTGGCTACGCTGGCTGAAATCCTGCCACGCGAACTCCAATCCATCGGCGTGATCATCGCCGCCGAGCGTCAGACCGCAAAGGCGATGGACGCGACGCAAACCACCCTCGGGCGATTCTTCGTCCGGCCAGCCGCTGAACATGCGCACGCCGCGAATGATGAAGGGCATGCGCCTTCTCCTGACCAACCGACCCCGACTGTCACGTGAGAACGCGCGGCGATCATCTGGAAACGAAAGCTGGACATCCGGTGAACAAGATCAGCCACAGAGAACATGCCCGACTGGCCCACGAACTCGTTGAGGCATGCGGAGGGCTTGAAGAAGCAGCCCGGGCCTGTCGCGTACGCAGATCGGCCCTGTCCGGCTATCAGACGCCACACGATCCCTCGACCATGCCCGCCGATGTCATGGCCGATCTGGAACGCCATTGCGGCAAGGCGATCTATAGCGCTGCGCTATTCGATGCCTGTCAGCCCGCGCCCGTAACGGGGTGCCTGAAAGAGCTGGCCTTCGATCTGGCACAGGAAAGCATGGACGTGGTGTCGGCGGTTCGCGAGGCGCTGTCTGACGGGAAGCTCTCGAACAACGATTTGGATGCCATCGCTGCTGCCGAACGCGATGCCGAAGAAGCCCTTGAGCGCGTGCGTGGTGTCCGTCGCGCCATCGAAGCTGCCCAGCCGTCGAGGGCTGCGTGATGGGCTTCGTTCTCAGCATTTCGCACGCCTTGATCCTTCGACTGGTGCGCAAGCCCTCGCTGTTCAACGCCAAGCCTTTCGCCTTCTGGCGATGACCGAACGGGACTGACCGCCCCGTTGAGCGGTCTTGATGGAGGCCAGCATGGCCAAGAAACTGACGAGTGAAGGGGAGGGCGGCAAGTCCATCCCGAACCGCGATGAAGAAGCTGTTTTCCTGTCGCACCTGAACAAGCTGCGTATCCAGCAGAACAAGGTGGCCGAGGTTAAGGCTGCTTTTGATGCAGAAAAGAACGTCATGACGGACCTGTTCCGCGTGGCCAAGACTGACGGCTTCACCCGAAAAGAACTGCAAGCCATCCTCGATGACGGTGCCGCGAGCCGTCGCGATCTGACGGCCGAAGAGCAGCGCCGCACCCAACTGCGCCTGTGGGCAGGTCTGCCGGCAGGTTCGCAAGCCGACTTGTTCGACCTGCCGTCGCCCGCGCGTGACGAAGTCGATGCCGAAGGTACTGGCTACACAATGGGCCTGCGCGGTGAAGACCCCGTGATGCCTGACGCCTTCTCCCCGAACTATCTCCAAGCCTTCATGAAGGGCTGGGAAGCTGGTCAGGAGAAACTGGTGAAGGCTCTGACGCCGACACCTGCAAACGATCTTGCAGACGCCGAAGTCAAAGGCGCGGCATAATGTTGCTCGCGCTCGACCTCGCCACCTGCACAGGCTTCTGCTTCGGCTCCCCCGAGGCAGAAGGCCTGCCGACTGTCGGCCACAACATTCTGCCCAAGACCGGTGAGGACGTTGGCTCTTTCCTGATTGCGTTTGAGCAATGGCTAACCGCCAAGGTGGCTGAGGTCGAGCCGAGCCTTATCCTTTTTGAAGCTCCCATTCTGGCGGCAGGGGCTACCCCGCACGTCACCCGCAAACTGCACGCCTTGGCTGGCATGACCGAGATGGTCGCCCTGAAAGCTAAGGTGGAATGCTGCGAAGTCTATCCGGTCACGATCAAGAAAGCCCTGACCGGCAACGGCAAGGCCAGCAAGGACGACATGGTGCACGCTGCCCGTGTCTATGGCCTGCCTATCAAACTTTCGGACGAAGCCGATGCCTTCGGGCTGTGGCTCCACGCCGTCCGTCTTCGTCATCCTTCCCATGCGTGGCGCTGGGAACCGATGAACCAAGGAAGAACGGCATGACCACTTTATCTGAATCTATCTGGGGTCTTGAGGAGCTGGAAACAGCAAAGGAAATGTGGATGTCGGGTTCGTCTGCATCTGAGATTGCCGCTGTGCTCCCGCTGCGTAGCCGCAATGCTGTGATCGGTGTCGTGCGTCGGCAGGGTTGGGTTCGTCCAGGCTGTAAGGAGCCGGGGGGTGTAACGGCCACGAAGGCTCCGAACTGGAAGCCTGACGAGATCGCAGAGATCAAGGCGATGTGGATTGCGGGCATACCTCGCAAAGAGATCGCCGCCAAATACCCAGACCGGACATTGGGCGCTGTCGTTGCCCTGATCTATCGCTGCGGCTTGAAGCGCATCGATGCTGTGCGCCCGTCGAAGGTCAAAAAGGAAGCCAAGCCGAAAATCGTAAAGAACGATGGCCCAGCCAAGTCGGTTGAGCAGATCGCGACTGCCAATAAGAGACGGGCGTCATGTGCGGACTTTGGCGCCAAGGCCATCGAAGACTTTGCCGAACCCGCCAATGACACCTCAATGCTGCTGTGGAAGCGCGGTCGTTTCCAGTGCGCTTGGCCGGTCGGTGACGGGCAGGGCATCGAAATGATGTGCTGCGGCCGTCCGGTAGACCCGAAAGCCACTGACACGACGAAATCCTATTGCCCGCAGCACAGAGCCATCGCCAGCATCGGCGTCAAGCAGGTCCAGAAGGCTCCGCGTGAGGCCAATGTCATCGCCCGCCGTGGCCCGTCGCGCTCGGTCTGGGATGGGGGCCGAGTGGCATGAAACCCGACGAAGCCATTGCAAGCATGCGGCAACGGGCCAGCAACCTAGAGATCGAGCGTGCGCGTCTGGCCGGTTCGATGCGGGCGATCCGCGACATGGGCGGCATGGATGCCGTTCACGCCATGACCAAGGCGGAGATTGAGAAGTTGACCCAAAGCGCAAACGACAACGGGGAGTGGATCGGATGACGCCCCGTCAGAAGCAAGTCCTCACCAGCATTCGCACTCTGACTGTCGATGGCGTTGCGCCTTCGTTTGAAGAGATCCGCGAACACTGCGGCGTTTCCAGCAAGAGTGAAATCCACCGCATTGTGAGCGTACTGGAGAATGCAGGATACCTCGTCCGCCTGCCAAACCAGAGCCGCTCGTTGACCTTAACGACACCCGAGCATCTAGACGCAATGACGCCAGACGCACTCCGCGCCCTTCGCGCAGAAATCTATCGGAGGCTTGCGGCATGAGCCAGCGTGAAAAGTATCTAGTCGAGCGCATTGACCGCAGTCGCGAAACCGCTGCGACACGCGATGCCCGCACGGCCCGCAGCCTGTTTATTCGCATGCATGCCAGACGAACCATTGCGACCGCACTGGCTGACCTGAACCCGAAAGAGCAGGCCGTGTTCCTGCGAGATGTTTTGGACATCACCGCAGAGCATTTGCACCCGCTGATCGGCAAACCGTCTGCTGTGTCGGCATTCGGTGCCGTGGCTCATGATCTGGGCGCGGGGTTGAAGCTGACCCGATCCGTGGCCAGCGCAGAGGCTGAGCGCCTGTTTGCCCGTCTGAATCCCGCCAATGATGGGGGCGGCGATGAACCGGCGTGACATCATCGATATGGAACTGCACTACGCCCGCATGATGCGGCGCGAGGCCAAGGCGCGGGCATCACAGAACCCTGCCGCTTCCGAACAACTGAACCGATTTGCCGACGCAGCCGTCCAGCGCGTCGAGGCAATCAAGTGTGGGCCACTATTCGATACGGAGCGTTCGCGATGATGGACGATCCGCGTTTCAACGACGAACCCGCCATGCCCATGAATATCGAAGCCGAACAGGCTTTGCTGGGCGTGCTGATGATGGACAACGAGGCCATGCGCCACGTCCATGATGCGGTGACGGCAGATGACTTCTTCGAGCCATTTCACCAGCGTCTGTTTACGGCGGCTATTGGCTATATCCGTGATGGAAAGCTGGCCGAGCCGACAACCCTTCAAGCAGCCCTGTCTAAAGACCCTGCCTTCGCGGAGTTTGGTGGCATCGCATACCTGATTGATATGCTGGACCGTGCGCCGCCGTCCAATGTGGTGCGCGACTATGCCAGTGCTATCGCTGATGCTGCTGTCCGTCGCCGCCTGATCAAGATGGCAGGCGAGGCCATGCAGAAGGCCCGCGATCCTGAAATGACGGGTTATCAGGTTGTGGCGCAGGCACGCGCTGAACTGGAAGCTGCCGAGCGTGGTGCAGCGCCTGAGGATGCTCTGTTCATCAATGCCCATGACGCCGCGCTGTCGCGCATGGACCGTCTGGAAATGGAACGCGCCACTGGCAAGCCCAAGGGCGTGCAGACCGGCCTGTCGAGCATCGACAAGCGCCTTGGTGGCCTGATGCCCGGATCGGTGATCGTGATGGCTGGTCGTCCAGGTATGGGAAAGACGGCCCTTTTGGGTAACGTCCTCTACAACGCGGCCATTCGTAACCCGAAGCATCTGTTTGCAGGTTTCTCGCTGGAGATGGATGCCGACCAGCTCAATGACCGTGCCTTGTCTCGCCTGACGGCCGACCAAGACCTACGCGTCAGCTTCTCGGACATTGCCAAGGTCGCTCCGCTGACCAGCTTTGACATGGAAGTGCTGCACAAGGTCAAAGGCGGCATACCTAAGAACCTGTGGCTGAGAGATAGGGCAGGGGTGTCGGTTGAGGATGTCAGCCGCGCCGTCTGGGCCATGAAGCGCAAGGGTGATCTGGCCGCCATTGGTATCGACTACCTTCAGCTGATGCGCCGTCCTGCGCTGGCAGGGCGTAACGAGGCCTCTGCCATTGGGGAAATGACCGGTGCGCTTAAGACACTGGCCCGCGAAGCCAAGATCGCCATTGTCCTGCTGTCCCAACTGAGCCGTGCCGTTGAGAGCCGCGACGACAAGCGCCCGCAGCTTTCGGACCTGCGTGAGTCTGGATCTATCGAGCAGGACGCCGATGCGGTCCTTTTCCCATATCGCGAGGTCTATTATCTCCAGAAGTCCGAGCCCAAGGCGGGCACCAACGAGCATTTCGAGTGGGAAATGCAGGTCGAGAACCTGCGCACCACCATGGATGTCATCGTGGCCAAGAACCGCCATGGCTCCGAAGGTACCGAGCGCCAGCGCTATTGGGCTGAAGTGGACCTGATTGCCGACGAGGTGGCGCAATGAGCATCGCTGATACCGTCCGCCGTCTGGTCGAAGCTGGCGCTTCGCCTGAAGTCATCGCCATTGCTGTTGAGGCAATCGAACGGGCAGGCGAGAAGAAACCACGCTCCACCGGTGCCGAGCGCCAAGCCCGATATGAAGAGCGCAAGCGTCAGAAAGCGTCAGAAAGCGTCAGACCTGACGTCAGAAATGACGCATCTGACGAAACAACC